CGCCATCGTTCGGATTGATGGCAACGTCACCCCACAAGCCGATCTCGTCCTGCCGGAGCTTCAGCGTGCCCGCCTTTGTGCGCCCCAGCACCAGCGTGGTATCGTGATTGATCAGTGCCCGGACGTCAGGATTCTCGCCAAGTGTCCGGGAAAAAGCGCCGGGAGCAATGCTTTCGCTCAACCCCTGCGCGATTTCGTAAGTAGAGTTGAAAACCGCAAAATACCCCGTAATATGCGGCGTACCGTCCTCCGCCTCCCTCGTTTCAAACTTGGTAGCGATGGATCGGAGCTGTCTTTCGTCCCTATCCATTTTTCTTCTCCCTTCCGGGGCACGTCCTCGCCCCGTCACTGAGTACATACCAGCCCTTGCAGCGCTTGTAGTACTGGTGGGCGCAGGGCTGGCCGGTTGTTTTGCATATGATGATCATGCCGTCACCGTAGGCGGCGTTTGGACAGTCGAGGGTCAGTTTCATTTACTCACCCTCCTGTGCCAGTTTCTTCTGCTTGCCGGACATGTCCGTGGGGATGTAATTCTCCAGCACCTTATATTCCGTCAATCCGGCGGGCGGCAGGTGCATTTTATCCCGCCAGGTGTCTCCGTTGACGTACCCGCGATCAGCACCGGCCAGCATGATGTCGCTCACGGCCTTGAGGTCGTAGTCCAACAGGCTCCAGTAGTTGAGCATCAAGTACCACTTGGGCGAAATGATCAGTGCCCGGGTGAGCTCCTGCTGGATCAGCAGGGCCAGCGCTCTCACCTTCGTCTGGACGAAGTTGTTCCACTCGTCGCGCTTAAACTCCCCGATGCCCAGCAGGTAAGGCGGCACGCCCAGCACGGAGGCCACGGTGCGCTTGTCCAGCTCCACGGTGTCCTTGATGGCCAGGTCAGCCAAAGTCAAGGGCTTGACCTGCTCCACCTGAAACGCCTCCGCCGGGATCATCCAGGGCTGGCCGGGCGTCGCCGGTTTGATGTAGCTTTCAAGTAGCTTCTGCCGACCCTCGGGGCTGGCGAACTCCTCCGTGAGGGCGTCCACCTTGACGATGATCGAGGGCTTCCATTCGGAGCGCATATAGGCGTTCTCGGTCTTTTGCGCCTGCGCCAGGTTGGCCACCACGTCCCGGAGCAAAAAGGTCACACCCCGGCCTTTCCAGGGGTAAACCGGGTCGGGGTTGTAGACAAAGTGGATCAAGTCGGCGGGGTTGCGCTCGGCCCCGTCGATCAGTACCCGGTAGTCCCGGAAACTCCCGCCCACCGGCGCGAAGGACACCCGCGACGCGCTCACCGGCTCCAGGCTCTTGATGATGCCGCCGTAGGTGTGGGGGATCACCACGCTGTTGCCCTGCCCCTGATTGAGCAGGGTGCTGACGATGGCGGTCATCCACTGCATGCGGGTCATATTGCCGTTGGGCTCGATGTCCACCAGCCGCGACAGCTCGTTGATGATCCGCTCGTCGCCTTTGTCGGTGTTGGCCATCAGGTAGATGGTCATGGATCCCAGGAGCTCGGCGATCCGGAGCACCGCTGCCGTGATTTCCGGGCTGTCACTCAGGCGGATATAGCCCGGGCAGTCAATCTCGTCCTGCCCCAGCCACAGGGCGATGGACTGCGCCGCCGTGGTGCTTCGCTTTTCGGGCACGGCCCTGCCGCGCCGCTTTTTACTCATCAGTCAATCACCCCTTTTCTCCAAACCAGGTGCTTGCCCGGTTCGCCTTTTCCAGACATTCCAGCATCCGCACCGTGGCGAACACGTCGGCGTCAAAAACGTCTATGCGGTGCTCCGGCTGGACCTTCTCGTATTGGATCATGTCGTCGGTTTTTTCGATGGCCCGGACGTTGGACACACAATACTCATACGGCTCCGCGCCCAGGTAATACAGCCGTTTATTTTTGGCCTGCTTCTCGATGTGTCTGAAGCCCTCGCTCTTTTTATAAAAATACTGAGGCTGGTCGACCACAGTAAAGCCCGCCTGTTTCATCCCCAAGAAGTATTCACGGCAGAATTTCCGGTCATGTCCGACCTGGGCGATCCGGAAGCCCTGCGCCCGCATCCGCTTAAACCACGCCACCACGGCGCTGTGATCGTTGGTAGGTGCGTTGCACATATCGAGCCAGCCGTCATCCTGCCAGCCAAAGAGCGGGATCTCGTCTTTCTCCGCCTTTTCTGTAGCCGCGACGATGGGGAACCAGGCGTGAGGGATCACAATGTCGATGCCTTTGTACTGGCCGTGCAGGCAGGCCGCCGTGAGGTCGTGGAGTTTCGACAGGTCCGCGCCGCCGTACCACTGCACCGGCAGCTTGGACAGGTATTTGAGCTTCCGATCCAGCGTCCAGCCGGGGTCGATGCCAAGGGCCCGGCCCGCTGCCTCGTCACTCCGCCGGAACTCGTCGATGTTGAAGTATGCCGTCATGGCACTGGTAAAGATGTTCAGGCTCTTCGCCAGGAAGTCTTTCCGCTGCTGCGGGTCGTTCAAGGCCTGCAGGGCGTCGCTCATGATGTCGGCCGGCCGGATGGTCACGCCATAATTGGGGTTGGCCTTTTTGTGCTGCACCTCGCTGATAAAGTCCACCGTGCCGTCCTCGGCCTTGTCAGCGGAGCACAAAAAGATAAAGTGCCCGTCATCCCGCACGGTGCCCCGGAGCACCTTCCGGCAATACTCCACCCGCTGGGCGCAAAAGCCGGTGCCGTTGTCGCCTGCCGTCGTGATGATGGCGGCCAGCTTGTTGGTGTAGGCCTTCCCGGCCTCTTTCAGGATGTTGTACTGTTTGGGGCTCTTATAGGCGTGCGCCTCGTCGGAGATAATAAACGGCGCGTTCAGCGAATCCTGTTTATCCGGGTTGCCCGCCAAGGCGTTCAGGGACAGCGACCCGCCCAGGATGTTTTCGTGGCTGATGGAGTGCTCCATGTTGTTGTCCAGCACCCGCCACCCGTCGCACTGGGCGGCCTTGCGGCCCTGGTACATGGATCCCTCAAGCACATAGAGCCAGTCGTTAAAGGTCTCCATGGCCTGCCGGAGCGCCGCGCCCACCACGTACACCTTGGCGCCGGACGCCCGGGAGAGCCAGGCCAGCGCCCAGGAGAGGGCCGCGGCGAACAGGGTCTTGGAGTTTTTGCGAGGGATATAGATAAAAGCCTCTTTGACGATCCGCTCCCGGGTGCCCTTGACGTAAAAGCACATGATCCCGTAGATACAAAACTTTTGCCAGGGCTCCAGGAGAAAAGGCTTTCCACGCATCGGGGAGCCGTCCAGCGCCTCGCCCTGGCGGTGCTTGAAGGTGGCCTCAATGATGTCGATCACGAAGTCGGCTTCCTCGGTCCGGACGTCCAGGTCTGGCCGGGCGAGGAATTGCAAAAACCGGATGCACGACAGCATCCGGTCTATCCCGGCCACGATCTCCCCACAGGCCGCGGCGGTGGCGTACTGCATGACTTCCTCGGCGTGCTTGCCCTCCGGCCACTCCGCTGCCAGCATCTCCCCGGACGGGGTCAGCACGGCCCGACGGTTGACGGGGTGCCGGGTGCAGATCACCGCCTGCTCGTCTGGCGTCAGCGGGACGCCGGCGGGGGAAAGGACTTCGCCACTCATGCCATCTTCACAACCTTTTTCTCACCTAACAATTTTTCAAGCCCGGCCAGCGGACTGGCGGCCTTGGCGTGTAGGGCGTCCTCGTTGATCTTTTTCAGCGCGGCGGCAGTCAGGCCCAGCTCCTTTTCGTAGGTCAAAGCCTGCTCATACAACAGGTCAATCTCTGCGATATACGGGTTCCGAACCGGGTTGGTCTCGCCCTTATTGTTTTTGTGGGCGATCAAGAACTTCTCGCCGGATTCGAGGAAAAGGGCTTCGACCCGGTCTATACGGGTATAGATTTTTGCCAGGCGCTTTTGAGTACGCTCGAACTCCGTGCGCCACACGCCCAGGGCCTCGCACTTTCGCTTTATATCGAGCTGGTAGCCTCTCTCAGTCATCCTTGGATCACTCTCCGTCGTTCAGTAAAACAGCCTTTTTCCCGGTCAGCTTTTCCCATCGGTCTACGATCACGTCCACGTAATGCGGGTCGAGTTCCATCATGTAGCAAGTGCGATTAAGCTGTTCACAGGCAATCAGCGTTGTTCCGGTGCCGCCAAACGGGTCTAAAACTGTATCGCCTTCATAAGAATGGATTTTAATATATCTCGCTGGCAATTCGACCGGGTATGCAGCGGCATGACCTCCTAATCGCTCATGTACTGTATTAAATTCCCACACTCCATATAATCCCCATTCGGAAAAGTCATCATCTGATAAATTATGTGAAAAAATCGTATTTTTGAGATATTCGTGCTTTATATCTGCATAATCCCGCAAAAATGCATTTATGCCATTTTTTATGCAATACTGCTGAATTAGTGTATAATTGTTTTCATCTATCAAAGCAAATTGATGATTCGTAAACCAATGCCCGTGCATGAACTTTGGCCCACCGAGTGATTCAATTATTTTGTTGTTTAATTGGGCCTTAAAAGATTCAGTAAATAGATACTCTTTTAATTTGTCCAGATGCTTTTCAGATTCTTTTTCTGCAAATGCATAAAGATATTCATAATCCTGGGCTGGTTTTGTTGTGACGGTATAATATGGATTGTTCCCGGCTAAATTTGCGCCTGGTTTTTTCCAAATCCGGTTATACAGCATGCCATATCCAGCTTCGTCCATCATCTGTATGCTGTATGCACCTGTTGGTTCTGTGAACTGTGTACCTGTTGAAAACAAATCCGCAATATTCCAGCAGATGATCAGCGTCTTATGTGCTATTGCTGAAATTACTCCGCTAATTGTTTTCTTCCATGGTTCAATACCTTTTTCCTCATAATCCTTTCCCACTCCATATGGCGGGCTTGTGACCGTCATGCGCATAAATGCGCCGTTCAGAAGTTTATCAATCTCCTCTCCATTGGTGCTGTCCCCACACATCAGCCGATGGCCGCCCAGCTGGAACACATCCCCGAGCTTGGCCCGCGCGGGAAGGGATTCCGGTTCCTGGTAGTCGTCGTCCTCGGCCCCGCCAGCTGCGCCGGTTCCACTTTCCTCGGCGAACTCCGTCAACCCCTCAAAGTCAAACCCCTCGAACTCCAATCCCTCCACGTCCAGCTGCAGGGTGTCAAAGTCCCAGGGGCTCTCGTTTGTTTTGTTGTCGGCGATCCGGAGCTCTTTTATCTCGTCCGGCGTGAGATCGTCGGCCACGGTGACGGGCACCGTTTCAAGGCCCAGCTTCTTGGCGGCCAGAAGGCGGCAGTGACCGATCACCACCACGTCGTCCCGGTCAATCACAATCGGCTGCTGCCAGCCGAAGCGCCGGATACTGTTGGCCACATTGTCGATCTGCTTTTGGTCGTGTTTCTTCGCGTTTTGGGGATATGGCTTCAGATCCCCGATAGATCGCTCCACAATTTTCATACTGCCGCCTCCAAATTAACCCTTTTAGCTAAAAACCCTCCGGAGAGGGAAATGATTCCCCAGCCCGGCCTTCTCCTCCCCACGATTTCAAACGCGAGACGGGGGGGATGCTATGACCAGTACCGTCCCTTGCCCTTTTCCGGGTGCGCTTTGTTATGACAGGCCTCACACAGCGCCCGCCCGTTGCTGATGATGTACTGCAGCTCCGGATACTCGTCCCGGTGCTTGATGTGATGCGCCGTCGTGGCCCGCACCGGCAGGCCATCGGCGTCCGTGCGTCCGTATCGTTTGCACTCCTCGCATAGGTACCCAGCGCGACGTAGCACCGCCTCGCGCCAGGCACGGTGACGGGCCTCGTTATAGTGCTTATCATGTGGCAAGGTGTCCACCTCCAGATAGCTCGGCGTGACCGGAGGCGGAGCCACGCCGCGCCAGACACAGCGACAGGGCAGCTCTTGTCCGCCGCCCTGCCGATGATGGTATCATAGACCAACAAAACGCTAAAAAACGCTAATCTTTCATCCCCTGACCTCGATCAGGTGCGAGAGTTTTTGACAGGCCAGTGTGTCATGCCTCCTGGCGTTGCTCTCGCTCATGTAGACCTTAAAACCAATGTAGACCCAGTTATGCCCGGCGCAGTACCGCAGGCGCAGGATGTCCTGCTGGATCGGCGGCAGGGTCGCCACTGCCTCGTTGACTGCGGCCTTGAACTCCTGCGCCTCTTTGATCTGTGCCTCACAGGCCTCGATCTCCGCCGCGAACAGCTCCCGCATGTGCTGTATGCGCTCCACCGCCCGGTACACTGGATCACCTGTCACCGTGCCATGCGGCTGGCCGTCCATAGGCCTGGACCCACCCAGCTCGTACAGACTGTTGGCCCGGTCCACCGCCACGCGCATCTGCTCCATCAGCTCGCTGATCCGCCTGTCGATGCGGCCCCAGCGCCACAGCACCCGGCGCACGTCCTGCGCCCCTCTTTCCTCATGCTCCACTCTTCGCTTTCCTCCGTCTCAGTATTTTGTCAAGGCCCCGCATGGCTCCATCGGTATCCCCGGCCCGCACCTGGCCGTGCAGGGTTTTCAGCTCTTGCACCGTCAGCCGGGCCTTATGCTGGTACAGCACCCGCATGGCGTCGTCGATGTTCATGTCTCGCACCTCGCTCTCTGTATCCTCGCTTTCAGGGCGGTCAGCAGGGCGTCCTGGGTGTCCGCCTTGCCCTCCAGCGCCGCCGCCACGTCCTCGTCCGCTCCACCCTTGACCAGCAGCCGGTGGACGATCACGGGCCGGGTCTGGCCCTGCCTGTGCAGCCTGGCGTTGGCCTGCTGGTATAACTCCAGGCTCCAGGTCAGCGTGTACCAGATGACATGATGCCCGCCCTGCTGCAGGTTGAGGCCGTAGGCGCAGGAGGCCGGATGGGCCACCAGCACGTCCACCTCTCCCCGGTTCCAGGCGTCGGCGTCCTCGTGACTGTCCAGCACCCGCACCCGGCGGCCTTTCAGCGCCTCCTGGATCCCCGGCAGCTCGTGCCTGTATCCGTAAAACAGCAGGGCATGATCCCCGCCCAGGCCCTCCACCAGCTCTCCCAGCGCCTCCAGCTTGTCCCGGTGTATCTCATGGGCCTGGCCTGCGGCGTCGTACACGCACCCGCCACACAGCTGCAGGAGCTTCCCGGCCAGCGTGGCGGCGCTCATGGCGCTGATCTCCTCGTCACCAAGCTCCAGTACCATTTCCCGCTCCATCCGCCTGTACTTGGCCTGGGCGTCTTTGCCCAGCACCACCGGCACGTCGTGGGTGATCAGCTCTGGCATGGTCAGGTAATCCGCCGCGCTCATACTCACGCACAGATCCCCGATCTTTTTCTGCACCGCCTCAAATGCTCCCGACTTCGCCGTGTACTCATGCCGCCAGGGATTGAAGTCAAAGTACCGCTCCCGATAGTGCGAGATGTACCGCCCCAGGCGCTCCCCTTTATCCAGGAGATAAATCTGCGCCCAGATGTCCATGATGCCGTTGGGCGCCGGTGTGCCGGTCAGGATCACCAGTCGCTGGATACGGCCCAGCATCTTGCGGAGGGCCTTGAAGCGCTGCGCCCCCGGGTTTTTGAAGCTTGACGATTCGTCCACCACGACCATGTCAAACGGCCACCGTTCTCCGACCTGCTCCACCAGCCACGGCACATTCTCCCGGTTGATCACCGTCACGTTGGCCCCGCTCTCCACCGCCTCCAGGCGCTCCCTGGCCGTCCCCAGTGCCGTGGCCATGGTCAGGTGCTTGAGGTGCTCCCATTTGCCCGCCTCGGTCTGCCAGGTGGCCTCCGCCACTTTTTTCGGGGCGATCACCAGCACCCGGCTCACGTCAAGGTAGTCGAACAGCAAGGCGTTGATGGCCGTCAGCGTGATGACTGTTTTGCCTAATCCGTAAATCGAGATGGGCCCATGTCAAGCAGGAGCCCCACATGAGTCTGCTCAATGATTCGGTCAATAGCATACTGCTGATAAGGGTGCGGCTTGAACATGGTCATCTCAGATCACCTCTTTTCATCTTGGCATGATACCGGGCGTGTTCTGCCTGGGAAGAAAACACCATGAGGTTTTCCGGAGCGTTATTGCGCTTATTCCCGTCAATATGGTGAACCACTTCACCGGGCAGTAAAGGGCGTCCCAGTATTTGTTCAGCAATCACTCTGTGCTCGTGTCGTCCAAACAGCTTAGCATAACTCTTACCGCCGCCAGTATTCAGACGGCAAAGGCGTAGTTTCTCACGGCGAGTTAGCCCAGCAGGATGCGGGTTATCAGACTTGTGCCTAATCCGGACTGTGTCACGCAACGGATTCAACGCACGATTTAGCTCGCTCATGTGCTTGCCGATGTTCGCGTAGTTTTTCAGCCCCGCGTAGCCATCCGGGTTTTCTGCCCTCGACGAGTACCGGGCTAAATGCTCCCGGCAGCAGAAGTTATGCGGGTGCACGAAGCACGGATATTTTTCAATCGGTTTCCCACACCAGTCGCATAGAACCGTTATCTTACCCATTCGCTTTTCCTCCCTCCACGTGCACCCGGATCATCTGCTGGGCGAAGTACCGGGCCTCCAGCATCCCGTGCACCACGGCCACCTGCTGGCCCCGGCCCATCAGCTCGTGGATCCTCACCTGCTGCTGCCGAGAGAGCCGTCCGGTCTCGGTCTTTAGCTCCACCCAGACCACCGCGCCGTCCGGACAGATCAGCACCCGATCCGGCACCCCGGGACTGCCTGGTGAGACGAATTTCCAGTACAAAAAGCCCATCGGTCTTAGCTGGTCTCCCAGCCATTTTTCAACCTTCGATTCTCGCTCCATTCGCGCCTCCAAATCTGCCCCAAAAAGGGGCTGTAACCGTGTAACCATCCGGAAACGGGTTTAACATATATCTATATTTAAGCCTTTTTCCCTTATTTTTCTCTTTTTTCCCTTTTATTTCTAATATCTCTTTTTTTAATAGATTTTTTGGTTACATGGTTACAAGCCTTATACAGTAAGGAACTTTACTGTAACTTAACACGTAACCGTAACCAAAAAGGGCCTTTTTGGGATAGTTTGGTTACATAATTATATTTCTATCTATGGTTACAACCTCGAAGCCCTTTTGCACTCCTCCGTAGTCCGGACTGGTGCGCTTTGGACCGTAATTTTCGACCCCCGGCAGGCTCCTCAAAATCGAGTTTATACGCTTCGCGGTGCGCTTGTCCAGGTGGGCCTTGTCCCCGTCAAAGAGCTCTGCCCACACCTCCACGGCGCAGATGGATTTCCGAACCACCAGCCCTGGGATGTCCCGTTGGCCGAAGTCGTTGGCCCAAAAATCACGCCGTTGCGGCAGGGTGCGCTTGCCCCAGTCATCGGGCACCGGCCGGGCCACAAACTCGGCGATCAGCTCCTCCCAGGGGTCGATCTCCTGGGCGTCCGCCTGGGCGTCCAGCGCCGCCTGGTAAAGCCCCGCGTCCAGGGTGAGAGGCTCCCCGGCCCGCCACATCTCCACGGCCTCCGCCCAGATCTGATCTCTGTCACGGCGGAGGGAGACCATGTCCTCGCCCCTGTCTTTGGCTGTGGCGTGACACTGCACCACCCACCACCGCCGGTTGCCCGTCCGGTCAGGCAGGAAATTTGGCTCGTTGGTCGTGGCGACGAACACGCACCGGCGAGGGTGCAGGGCTGTCCGCCTGGCGTAGGCTTCGCGATAGATGTCATCCGTCCTCGTTATAAACTGTTTGACCTGGGCCACGTCATACTTTGAGGTAAACCGGTCCACCTCTGGGATCTCCACGATCCACACGCCCCGCAGTTGCTCGGCGGCCTCTTTCCCGGCGAAGGTCTGTATGTTGTCGCTAAACCACGATCCGCCCAGGATCGCCGCGAAAAGACTTTTGGCGATGCCCTGCTCTCCGATCAGGGTCAGCACGCAGTCGAACTTACACCCCGGCTCCATGGCCCTGGCCACTGCCGCCACCAGGGCCTTGCGGCACACCGCCCGGGTGTAAGGCGTTGGGTCGGCCTTGAGATACCGCTCCAGCAGGGTGTCCACACGGGACACACCGTCCCATTTGAGGCCCTCCAGATACTCCTGCAGGATGTCCATGCGCCGGGCGTCCATGGCCATGTCTGCGGCCATTTTGATGCGGCGGAGGTCTTTGATCCTGTACCGTTTTTCCAGGTACCAGGACACGCCCGTGTCGTCGGTGTCTGACCAGTCCCGGGTCTCGGTGCGGTCATCCCAGGGTAAAGCCCCCCGCACCAGATTGCGCTGTTGAAAAGTGTCTCGCCCGATGCATTGGAGTAGTGGATCATAGTCAAAGATCAGTTTGAGGTTGGCCAGGGTGCCCAGGGTCTCGCCCCGGGAGTTGATCTCCAGCTGGGTCCGCCAGTCTCCGTCCGGGTCCGCCGCCGCGCCTCCGAAGTCGTCCGCCAGTCTGGCCTGCTGGTCGGCGATCATTATGGCCTTGACCTCCGGATCGTTGAGAAACCGCTCCACCATGGCCTTGTAACTGGGCAGCTTAGACGGGCTCCCCTTGGGATTGTCGCCGTCCTTATCCCCGTACAGGTGCAGCCGGGCCAGGTCCCAGGCGTTGCACAGCCGCCCGCCTGCCGGGTCGGTGGCGTGGTGAGAGTACAGCCATTTGCCCTCGCCGTACACCACGGCGCCCGCTGTCGTGTGGCCGCCGGTGTAGGTGTAGCGATCAGGGTCGTCGGTGGGCAGGTACGCCTCCGGGATCAGGTCGGTCATGACCCGCCGCACGTCGTACACCCGGCAAAAGGCCCCCACGATGCCCTCTTTGCCCTCTGGGTCCTCCGCCTGCTCCGCCCTCTTGATGCGCTTGTCGCTCCCGGGCACCTGCGGCCACTCCCGCACGTCGTGCCAGTCACGGTAGGAGGCCAGCACCTCGTCAGGGGCGAGAAAAGGCCCCTCCGTGTGGTCGCTGACGAACTCGCTATCGGCGGAGGCGGACGGCCAGAACATCAGCCGGCAGGCCTCGAACGTGGTCGGGTCGCACTGGGCGATACCCAGCCACTCGGCCACACGTCTGGCCACCGGCTCATATTCCTCCGCCGTCACGGTGCGCTCCAGCGGGATCACCACCCGGAGCCGTGGGTGATCGGGCTCATGCTTGCGGGTGGAGTAGACGCAGGAGGCGCACCCCAGCGCCGACACGGAGGCCAGCACCGTGTCCGTCTGGCCCGCCGCCACCGCGTCCAGGTCGAGGGTCACCAGGTCACGCCCGGTCACGCTCTTGCCGTTCCGGCGGCCCCCGCGAAGGGAGCCGCCCACGAAGCCGCCGATGTCCTTTAGTCCGTCCTGCTGGGCCTTGGTCATGCACATGTAGGCGGCATGGCTCTCTGACCCTCTCACGGGCGTCTGGAGCCTCGCCACCAGTTCCGCCCATGACATCTTCGTCTGTGCCCAGGTCGTGGCTGTGCGCCCCGCCCCGACGCTGACGGTCAGCACCCTATCGCTCACTGTACCGCGCCTCCTCGATCCTCGTGGCCCACCGGGCCAGCTTGCCGTCGTACACGTCCCGGTCCACCTTGAGCTCCGCCGCGTTGCCCGCCACCGCCACGTCGGTGTACTCCTCCCGCAGCCGGCGGAGGCTGTCCATAAAATCGGCGGGCGTGGGGTTCTCGCCCCGGATGATCCTGGCCATCTTGAGGGCGGCGTGTCCCAGTTCTGCCGCCTCCTCCGCCAGCTGCTCCAGCCGCGCCGCCACCGGCACGGCGTTGATGATGGTCTCCAGGCAATCAGCCATGGTCACACCTCCCTTCAATATCCCCCGTCAAAGCCGGACAGCCAGATCTTCAGCATGACCTGCGCTTTCGCGAAGGCAAGCTCCATGTCCATGTCCTGCACGTCGCATAAAATGGCGTCGTCACCCTCGTGCGGGCTGTCCGGATAGTCCGATGCACAACCAACCTTTGTAACCTTGATGCACCAATCCATTATCTTACTGTAATAGATTGAGACGTGCACCGGAAAACGCTTGGTAAGATCGTCCACAAATCGCAGAAAATCACTCATTCCAGCTAACCGCCTTTCGCTGTTCCTCTGTTGGCTTTGCAGACCAACACCGCCATTTCTTACCGTAGCTTTCGTCACCGTGCTGTATCCGCATTGATGTAACACAAGGCCATGTGATACATGTCAACGCATAATCTCCGCAAACAGACCTGTATTCCTTTCCCGGCAAGCGCTCTTCTTCCAAATAGCAATAATCCCAGTCAAAAGCTTTGACTTCCTCAAGCGTCATTACCCTCGGCTCCTGCGCTTTCAGCAGTTCCAGTGCATCACGTTGTAACTCAAAAACACATCTAACTGACAATAGGCCGGAAAAATATGGGCAGCATTCGCATCCTGCTTCTTCGCTTCGCGTGTTACAGCACTCCAGCCCCTTAATCACTTTCTCCCTGTCGGGCATGATGATTCCTCCTTCATCGGTCATCCTCCAGCGCGTCCAGCGCGTCCTGCATCAGCTTCGCCCTGCACCGCTTCTCCTCAGCATACGGGCACCCCTTCAGGCATCCCGCCGCCCCGTCCAGGCAGTGTTTGAGCCCGTCCACCACCTTCCGCGTCAGCTCATCAATGGCCCTTTCGGTTTTCATGCCCTCGCTCGGCAGGCTGTTGATCTCTCCCACGATGTAGCTGCTGTGGTAATAGTCAGGCGGTTTGCCCATAAACAAATCCATGGCCGCCTTTCGGCTGATCAGATCGCTCATATCATCTTCCCTCCCAGGCTGGTCTCTCCGATCACGTACTCGTTGATCAACGGGTGCATTCGGTCAAATGGCGTCTTGGCTGCCGTGTCGCCGCTGGAATAGTACACGAAGGCTCCGTCCTTCACCACACGTTTGATCTTTCCGATCTCGAAGCGGTCCCCGTTTTGGTAGATGATCAACTGCCCTTCCTCGAAGTGTTCACCGCACATCGTGGTCCCTCCTTAATCCTTTTGGTAATAGGTACAGGTAAATCCCGCGCCCTTGAGGGGAAGTCCCGGAGCCCAGTCCAAGGGCCTGGCCATGATGTCCAGGATGTCCTGCAGCTGTTCTTCCTTGTCAACCTCGACGATCACCTCGTCGTGGACGTGGAAAACCGCTGTCAATCCGATCTCCCGGAGCCGGATCAGCGTCTCCGCCAGGCAGTCCCGGGCGATGGCCTGGGTGCAGTTGCTTACGAGCCGGCAGCACCAGGTTGTTGGGTCGTAGACGACGAACCGGTGCCTCGGGCCACAATTCCGGATGTCATATACCGGTTCTTTGCGTCCGGTTCCGCGCACAGTGATTCGGTTGGCCATCCGTGATTCAGTCGATACAGCAGCGTCGTGGCCCCGATTCCAGTCCGCTCGCTCAGCTCGGACACTGTCATGATACCCATTGGGGTTTCTATCACCCGGTTTGTCCGTTTGTTCCGGTTGTTTGCCTTCCGGGTTGTCCAGTGACAGTTGTCCGGCGAGTATCCCTTGCTGTTGTCGATTCTGTCCAAGTCCAGACCCGGCTGATACGTAGGCCCCATGTCCCGCCAAAATGCCTCGAAGCTGTTCAGCCACTCCGTGCAGATGGCGATGCCACGCCCGCCGTAGTTGTGATAGGCCTGATGCGTGGGTTCCAGGCACCTCTGTTTCATGGCGTGCCAGACCGCCCAAGCCGGGTGCTTCGACATCCCGTGGGTTTGCGCGTGTTCCCGGATCATCGCCTCCCGCATGCATCCGCAGGACTTCGTGCTGTGCCCCTTGTGCTTCAGATCCTTGGCGTTCACGTCTACCTCCCGGCCACATATGCACCGGCACCTCCATCGGGCCTGTTTCGGGGCTTTGTTCGGCACTCGGTACAAAACGGTCAGGTAATGAAACTGCCTTCCAGTCAAGTCCTCCGCTCTTTGCACTTTCCACCCATCCTTTCGTGGTCAGTATTTTGTGTTCTGGTGTGAGCCGTAGGCCATCGACCCAGTTTGTTTTCTGCACTCCCTTGTCGATTAGGCCTTCGTGGGGGACAAATTCAACCCCGTCCCATATCAGGTGATAGGGCCGTATTTTTTCGATGGGCACTAAGCCTCGGTTGGTCACTACGAGCGTTCCTTTGGCCACACAGTTCTCGGTCAGCTTGCCGCCCCAGGTGTCGGTGGGCGACCACTTTTTAGTGGCCTGCCCGGTTGAGTAGTAGTGCAGGCTCTCCCGGTCCGGGAAGTTTTTCGCCGGTGCCGTGTACGGATGGGCATAAAACAGCTTCCTCGCCGTCGGGAGCTCCACCGTCAAAAAGTCCAGGCCGCTGGCCGGGTCAGTCTCCCGGCGCATGATGGCCGGGCGGATGGGAGCGCACACCTGGCCGGTCTCCACCGTGCGCATGGCCGCGTCCTCCATCTTGCGCCACAGCCTGACGATGTGCGGGTTGGTCTCCCGCCAGCGGGTTTTGATCTCCGGCAGGTCCTCCTCAGGGATGCCCATTTTCAGGGCCCCCATGGCCACCAGGGCCGATTCTCCCCCGCCGTAGCCAAGGGCCAGCGTTGCCACTTTACCGCGTTGCCGTAAGTGTGCGTTGGCTCCGTGCTTTTCCACCGGCACGCCAAACATCTGGGACGCCGTCTCACAATAGATGTCTTTCCCGGCCCTGAACGCATCCAGCACCCAGTCCTCCCCGGCCAGCCACGCCACCACGCGGGCCTCGATGGCGGAGTAGTCCGCCACGGCGTACAGCTTGCCGGGCCGGGGAATGAACGCCGTCCGGATCAGCTGGGAGAGCGTGTCCGGCACGGAACCCCAGCAGAGTTTGACCATCTCCGTGTCCACCGCCTTGACCCGCTCCCGGGCAAACGCCAGGCTGTCCAAGTGGTTTTGTGGGAGGTTCTGGGGCTGGACGATCCTCCCAGCCCATCGGCCCGTCCTCGCCGCCCCGTAGTAAAACATCATCCCTCGCACCCGCCCATCAGCGCACACAGCCGCCTCCAGGGCGTCGAACTTTTTGGTGCTGGTCTTGCTCATGAGCTGCCGGAGCTCCAGCATCCGGCTGGCCTTGTCGCTGGGCACACCAGCGGCCAGCATGTCGGCCACGGTGGCCTTGCGGAGATCTTTGACCTCCGTCTCCTCGTCGGTGTCCAGCTCCTCATTGAGCCACTTCATGAGCTGCTGGACGGATTTGGGGTTGTCCAGGCCGGACAGCTCCTTGGCCTCCGCCTCCAGCTCCGCCTGCTCCTCCGCTCCCATGGCCAGGGCACCGGCCACCAGGTCCATGTCTACGCCCACGCCCTCCATGTTGGCCTCCGTGGTGATCTCCCAGAGCAGCTGCTCCCGCTCCGGCATAGGCCAGTGTGACAGCCTCCGCCCGATCTCCCGTTCCGTCTCTACGTCCTGGCGACAGTAGGTCTTAAAAAGCTCCCACTTCTCCGGCTCCTCGGTTGGCATGATGCGATGGGTGCCGGGCCTCGCCTTGGTGCCCTTCTGGGGCACACAGAACTTGCGGATCAGCGCCCCGCCCACGGCCATCTTGCGCTTGTCTTGGGGTAGGCCCATGGCCTCTCCGATGGCCGCCAGCCCGGCAGGATAGCCCAGGTAGAGGCCATGGGCCATCGTGCACCGCCACCGGCTCAACGGGATCTCCGCCAGCCCACGACGGCGCAGGAATGCGTTGATGCAGTAGTGCTCAAAGGCCGCATTGTAGGCGTGCAGCAGGGTGTAGGGGTCATGCAGCCGGGCCAGGAAGTCCACCCAGGCTTGATAGTTGCTTCCGCTCCCGTCGGCTCCGGCGTCCAGGGTGAGGTCGATGATCTGCACCGGGCCGTCGTCCACCGCGTAGGCGATCAGCAGGATGTCAAAGGCGGGGGACTGTGCGTATTTGTACAGTCCCGCCTTTTTGATGTCCACGTCGGAGTAGGTTTCAATATCCACCGAGCAATGATGCTGGGTCATTCTTCCACGTCCTTCGGTTCCGGGTCTTTTGAGACCTTATATCCTGCTTTTTCGAGCAGATGCTTAGCGTACGCAATACGATACTGCTTTTCCCGGTCTGGATACTTCGCCCGGTATTGGCGAGCGTAGTCTCGCCTGTATTCTTTCTCGTTTTTCACGGCCACGGTTCTGCCTCCTTATCCTGCCGCCCCAGATCCTCACTGGGGCGGCGTCTGTCGTAGTGCCTGGATCAGCTCAGCGGGTCGTAGTCGTCGCTGCTGTCGCCGAAGTCGTCGTCTGCGCTGGGCCTGGCCGGGCCGATGGGCTCACCGTCGGCCAGCTTCTTGGCATTGACCAGGGACGCGCCCACGCCCTTATTGGAGCCGCTGTTGTAGGGGAAAAAGTCGAACGAGAGCTGTCCGTACATGCCCGCGTAAACCTCGGTGGGGTCGATGATGGGGTTGTTGGCCGCGTCCACCACCTGGGGCTTGTTGCGGTCAGGTTTGCAGCTGGCTGTCATGACCCAGCAGTTTTTGCACTCAGGCCCGAAGGGCGTGTAACCGTCCGCCCTGAACCCATCGCCGTCATAAAGCGGGGTCTTGACCTTGTCGTGGGGCACGCCCTTGAGGGCCCCGGTCTCCTCGCCGCGCTTGATGGCGGCGTCGATGGCTCTGTCGATCCGGGCCTTGGTGGCGGTGTCGGTCTTGGGAATCATGATGGTAGCGGAGTACCGGGCCTCCTCACCGGGGGCGGCGTCTTTCCGCAGGGACGGGGTCAAAAGGGAGTTAAAACCAAACCGGACTTTATTGGTCACCACGTGGGCGGGGTTAGTGCTCTTAGCCATATCGTTAATTATCCTCCTTTAATACTTCGGTATAATCCAGGAGCTCCTCTGGGATGGTCTCGGGGTGATCGATCATATGATTCATTCGGGCGAACTCGTCGGTGAGTTTTTCAGCGTCGGTGCACACCCCGGAGACAAGCAGCGCCATGCCCATCAGGGCCTCAACCACTAAGATCTGGCGCCGGGTCAAGGTGACGGCCTCGTCCAAAAATACATCCTTTTCGCGCATTACTCTGCCTCCTCAAAGTCATCTTTCGCCGTGGGTCTGCCGGTCACGGCGGGCCGCTTGTCAGTGTCAGGCACCAGGGTGGGCTTCCCGGGTGGGATGGTTACATATGGGGCCATCTTGGCGGCGAAGTCCTTTTTACCCATGATTTTCTCGAGCGCCGTCAGGGTGATGGGCTTGCGCTCGTAGAGCATCGCCTCGTCGATGCCGCTGGCCCGGGCCAGGTCGAACGCTGCCGGCTGGTCTGTCCACGTCCGGACGGCCCGCCCCGCCACGGCCTTGTAGCCGGGTATGGTCTTACCGTCCAGGCAGGCGCCCAGGGCGTATTCCTCCAGGTTGGTCAGCCAGGCGGAGAGGCGCTGGCCCAGGGTGAGGGCCCGGCCCACCTCCTCGTCGGTCAGCTCCGGCGGCAGGCGGAGGCCAAAATCCTCCAGAGCCGTCATGGCGGCGGCACGTGCCCGGCAGGTGGCCTTGATGGCGCACCACCGGCACCAGTCGCCCTCGGCGAACTCGCCCTCACCACGCACCGCCAGAGCCGCCGCAGGGGCCACGACCTCCCTGGCCCACTGGTGGAGCTGTCCGGCGCTCATGCAAAACGTATCCGGCTCCGCCTTGATCCTGGGCTGGACGATGGTCATCTTGACATGATCGATGTCATAGATACCGGCGTAGGCGATCAGGGCTCCCAGGCCATAAAGCATCATCTGCGGGTTGCGATCGGCGGAGACCGCCACGCCCTTGCCGTACTTAAAGTCGATCACGTGCAGCTCGTCGCCGTACACCAGGATGCAGTCGGCGGTGCCGAAGCACCCAGGGACGTACTGCTCCATGGTGAGTTTCTGCTCGGCGGCCACGTAGGGCTTGCCTGGCAGGTCGGCGATCATGTCCATGATGGCTTCGACATAGGTGTCGGTGTAGCCCAGCATCTCGTCGTCCCAGCCCTCCAGCTGGGAGAGACTGGTCACCGCTTGGCCATACTCCGGTTCGTGCAGGTCGCCGATGATGTACCGGTGCACCTTGTTCTCCGCCAGGGCGTGAGCGATGGTGCCCTCCCTGGTGTAGGCCGTCTCCCTGTCGCCCGCCTCCGCGTTGATCATGGCGGAGGGCGGGCAGTTGATCCAGCGGGCCGCGCTGGACGGGCTTAAAACTGCATGGTCGCTCATATCGTGGCCCCCATGGCCCGCAGCCGGGCCGCGAACTCGGTCAGCTTATCTCCCTTGAGGTCGCTCAGTTTCCGGATCCCAAACTCCGGGAAAAGCCCGGTCACGGCCTGGAGCTTGCCCTCGTCGCGCATCTGCGCCGCCGCACGCTGCAGGGCGTCCATGGTTACCTCCGGCGCTTTGGGGTCTGTCGCTTCCTGCGGCTTCGCCTCCGCCTGCTTGGGCGCAGGGGTGGACACTTGTTCCACCTCCGCCTTGGGCGGCTCCTGGGGCCCTTTCTGGCCCTCTGACACGGTCACCTTGCGGGTGACCTCCTGCACGGCCTGCGCCGCCGCCGGTGCGGCCTTGCCCCAGCCCTCCAGGATGCCGCACAGGCGATCCAGGGCAGGTATTTTCACACAGATCTCCATTGTTATGCCTCCTCACTAAATACTAAGTGCTCACCGTCAAGCTCGGCGGTGACGGTTCCCCAGGTCTTTTTGTGTAACTTGGCCATCGTCTTGCGCATGGCCGCGACGGTGGATTTCCTCGCCCTCAGTTTGGGCTTGGCAGGATCAGGCGGCTCGGTGTATAAGAGCGCGAAGCCCTGCGGGTGCCAGTAGGCGAGGAAAGGGATCTCATCCTTCGCCCGGCCCTCGATGTACCGCCGCCATTCCGCCCTGGTCAGCATCATCAGTCTCCACCTCCATGGCTGCCGTGCTTGTGCTGCCGGCCCTTGCGCTTGGTGATGCGCCAGTGCCGGTCCGCCTCGTAGCCCCGCACCGCCTCCTCCGCGTCTTTGACCACCTCCTCCGGCGTGTCAGGCGGGGTGCGCAGGCTCTCCGGAATGCCCCAGTCGTCGGGGAGCTTGGTGGCGTCTCCCGGCTCGGGCTTGACTGTCACTCTCATAGGCTCATCTCCGGCAGGTTGATCATGGCCTCCAGCTCGTCGCTGATGTCCATCAGCAGGGCGATGGCCTCACGCTTGGACAGGTGCTCCGTGTCTGTCCGTACCGACACGGTGACCTCGTCCCCGATGACATGCACCGTCGTGTAATCACCGACAAGCTCCAGCTTCCGACGGATTTTCGGTCCGTCTGGCTTTTTGATCTCCACCACCGGGGCCTCCGTCACTCCCTCAAACGTCATAGGTTCCTTCTCCTCCTTTTCCTCATGTTTCTCGGGCACCGTCACGATGGGCGACCCGTCCAGGCGTTGGCTGGCGGTCAGGGCTGGCAGGGGCTCATGGTACCTGACCTTGCCGTGGTTGCTGGTTCTTTTTTTTTTGATTTTCAATCGGGGCCTGCTTGGCTGTGGGCTTAAACGGCGTGGGCGGGATCAGTCCTCGCATACGCCAGCCGGATATGGTGCAGGGCTTGACGTGCAGCGCCTCCGCCACGTCCTTATACATCATCCCGCCGTTGATCAGCTCCGTGGCACGGTCAATGAGTGCCTGGTCGATCATCCGCCGATCACCAGCCCCACGACCCACGCCACCACGTTGATGGCGGTCACCACCCCCAGCCCGATGCGGGCCAGCCTGCGCCTTGCCTGGCGCTCCTCGCGGTACAGCCTTTTGTACCACATAGCCATTTCTCGTGCCTCCTTCCGGCCGTCGCAGGCCGATTCGTATAGCCCCTTGTACATCCGTTCCAGGGGCTCCCTTCGAGCGATCTCCATTGTCAGTCCTCCTCTCCCAGTATCCATTCGGGCGTCACGCCGTAGCACGCCGCCAGGGTTTTGATCACAAACCAGTTCGCGGGCCTGGTGTTGCCCAGGATGCCCTTCTCATACCGGACTATCGTCGGGTGTGAGATGCCGGTCTCCTCCTCCACCTCCAGCTGGGTCTTGCCTGTATAGGCCCGGGCCCCCCGGAGCCGCTTTCCGACCTCCACGGCCTGCTCCGGCGGTAGCGGGTGAAAATGGATGCCCATCTTGCGGGCCGTCCACAGCACCTCCCAGCCGGGCTTTCCCAGGGCCTCCACAGCCCGGCACGACGTGACGCCGCACTCGGTAAACCAGCGGAGCCGGTCAAGCTCCTCCTCTGTCCACGTCCATTCCTTTGGTCTCCCGGTGACCGCGTCCATCATGTCCTCCCTCCTCAAACACCAGTCCGGGCCGGGTCACCAGGCCCACCCGGGCACGCCCCAGGGCGTAGTCGATCAGATCGTGCACCACCTGCGACGGGGTGCTGTCCAGCTTCTCGGCCAGGTTGCACACCTTCTCGGCGTCGTGCACCCCCAGCCGGATCACACACGAGCGAAGATCCCTTGCGTCCATCTCTTGTCCTCCTTTATGCGTCAAGTACCTCAGTGCCCAGCAGGTAGTCAAGCTCCACGCCGTAGATGTAGGCCACGGAGCCCCAGATGTCCGGTCTGCCGGGGCGCCTCCGGCCAGTCTCATAGTCGGCGATCATCTGGGTGCTGATGCCGATACGCTCGGCGGCCTCCGCCCGGCTCAGTCCCTTAGCCATGCGGGCCTCGTAAAAAGGGTTCCCGGCCAGTCGGGGCAGGGGCTTGTACGTCTGCCCACACGTGCGCAGGCCCAGCACCTTGATCTTACTCTGGATGGACGACACGCTCTTGCCCATCTCCTCGGCGATCCTCCACGCGGGAAGGCCCTTCGCCGCCAGAGCCCGGAGCCGGTCACACATGTCACGTGTCCATATCAGCGTCCGCATCGTCGTCCTCCTCGGTCAGTACCGCCACCACGGCGGTGATGATGAGCCCCAGCTCCGCCAGGATTCCGCCGCACATCACGGCCAGCGCGATCAGTCCACCCATAACGCCATCCCCTTTTTACGTAGTCTCGCCAGTCCGTTCTGGCGCTTCGGCCCGTCCAGGTAGTGGGCGATGCTCCGCACCGACACCCGGGTGTTTCCGGCGCACATCTTGAGCCGTCCGTCGCGGATCATGTTGGTGATGGTGTTGACGTGCACCCCAATGATCCGCGCAGCCTTGGCCTTGGTTACCGCCTCGCCGTGCCGGGCCAGCAGGTCGTCAAGCCTTCCCATGGTTCTCCTCCTTCATCAGTCGGCCCGCTCCGTGCGGGTCAGGTCGTCCATTGTACATCCCAGCGCCGCCGCGATGCGGGCCAGCACCGGCACCGACGGGTTACGGGAGCCCTTCTCAATCAGGCTCAGGGATGACTGCCGGATTCCGGCCTTCATGGCCAGCTCGGTCTGTTGCATCCCCAGGCGCTCCCGTCGCACTTTGATCTCTCGCGTAATAATCACCGCCTTTGTTTTATTGCTCCCTGTCATGATGGTATTATATCATATGGCATTGCTAAAAGCAATTACATATATTTCGGTTTTATTGCGCTATGTCAGTTGATTTTATTACAAGGCTATGATATATTATTGCTGGGAGTGATAAAGCATGCTATCAAACACTTTGAGAGACCTCCGGAGAGCGAAGCACGTCAGCCAGGCGAAGATGGCCGAAGATCTCGGCGTGGCCCAGGCCACGGTGGCGTGCTGGGAATCAAACAGGCGCAGGCCAGACCTTGACCTGCTCCCTGTGCTTGCCGATTATTTCGGCGTGTCTCTGGACACCCTTATGGAGCGTCCCACGGATCAGGAGACGGAGGACGTCTGGGCCCTCCGCGAAGAGGTGCGGCGGGACCCGGAGCGCCGGGCCCTATTCAGCCTGGCCCGCTCGGCGTCGATCCACGACGTGCGGCAGGCCCTGGCTGTGTTGGATGCACTCAAAAAGACGGGAGGCGGCGGGGATGATTGACTGCACCGTCCGGCTCGTTGATCTGCCCGTCACCGTCAGGGGACTGGTGTCGGAGGACGAGACCGGCTGGCCAAACGTCTACATTAACGCCCGGCTATCTCGTGAGATGCAGAGAGAGGCCCTGCGCCACGAGCTGGATCACATCGCGGAGGATGATCTGTATAACACCCGGCCCATTGAGGCCGTGGAGAATAAAAGGAGGTCTGCCCCATGAAGAAACTGCTGTCCCTGCTCGTACTCGCCGCCCTGCTCCTGTCGGTGCCCGCTGATGCTGACGTTGATCTGTCCGGCATGTCCTTCGATGAGCTCATCGCCCTCCGGGATCAGGTGAATTTAGCCCTGTGGGCCACCGAAGAGTGGCAGGAGGTGACTGTACCTGCCGGAGCTTACACGATAGGTAAAGAGATCCCTGCTGGATACTGGACGATTAGGCCGGTCGATGGCAAAACCGCCTCCGTCTCCTGGGGGTCTCGATTTGACGCTACCGGCGCTGAAATAGACCTGTGGGGTGATTTCGGTGTGTTTGAGCAGATCACATCCGCCGCGGACAGCTACGCGCAGTATAATGATATTCGGTCGGTCTCTTGGGATTTGATTGAGGGTACTGTTTTAGTGATCGGTAGTGCCAGTGTGATTTTCACTCCGTACACCGGCGTCAATTTGGGCTTCAAATGACCCAAAAACGACCCCACCCCTCCGCGCGGGAGGGGTGAGTGCCGAAGGAGAACCGCGAAAAAGACCCTCGCTCGTAAAGGCCAGTCCCGGGTACACCAGTATCATACTATAGAGAGGCATACAAAATCAAGCAATTATGAAGAGACAAAAAAGCGGAGTGTACCGCTCGAAAATGCTGATAGGCCGGGATCTGGCCGGGAAGCCGGTGTACAAGTGGTTCCAGGGCCGGACCCGGGCGGAGCTGGAGGAGGCCCGGCAGCGCGTCAGGGCCCGGTATGTCACCGGGGAGCCCTCGGAGCCCGACCAGCTTTTTGAGGTCTACGCCAAAGCCTGGTTTGAGGTCCGCAAAGCTCCCCACCTGGCACCCGGCACCCGGGAAGTGTACCTTGCCGCCCTTCACCGCCGCCTGCTGCCGGCCTTCGGTGGCCGGAACCTCAAGGCCATAAAGCCGATGGACGTCCAGCGGTTTGTCAATAGCCTGGCCGGTCAGTCGGAGACCACGATCCACACGGCCCTGGCGGCCCTGCGGGGGATTTTCGCCTCCGCCGTGCAGGATCAGATTCTCGCCACCAACCCCACGACGGGGCTGACCAAGCCCAAACCGGAGCCGGTCAAGGTCAAGCGGGCATTGACGCTGGAGGAGCGGGCCAGGGTGGAGGAGACGGCAGCCACGCACCCGGCAGGGCTTTTCCTGGCGCTCCTGTATTACCTGGGCGTGCGCTCCGGCGAGGCCCGGGGGCTCAAATGGTCGGACGTGGACTGGACGCACGCGCGGATCCACGTGGAGAGGGACGTGGACAAGGCCGCTGGCGACACGGAGGGCGAGCTCAAAACCCCCGGGAGCGCCCGCACCCTGCCGATACCCGACCCGCTCATGTCGCTCCTGCGCCAGGTGCGTGGGCTCCCTGGGGCGTATATCCTGCCCGGCACCGGTCCGGGTCGGCCCATGACCGCGAACATGGCCACGAGGCGCTGGAAAGCCCTTCAGGCGGCGGCAGGCCTGCCGGAGGACGTCACCCCGCACTGGCTGCGGCACAACTACGCCACGATGTGCAGGGAGGCCGGGCTCCCAGCGGAGGACACCATGCGCTTGATGGGGCACACCAGTTACCAGACCACCTTGGGCGTGTACACCCACGACAGCGCCCGCCGCCTGGACCAGCTGGACACCGCCGGACGGTTGCTTTTCGGCAAAAGTTGCGACAAAGTTGCATCGTCGAAACTTGACACCCCTCAACGCTGACCAAAAAAGCCTTATGCCGCAAAGAAAAATCACCCGCCAGACGTGGCGGGTGAAACTTGCTCATTGGGCAATCTAATTTGTAGGGTATTGTGAGAAAATGTGATATGGTGCAAGGGATTCGCCACACAATACACGACAATACCCTACAAAAATTTGTTGCATCAGAGTTGCAGGAGCCTTTCCAGCGGGACGTTCAGGGCGGCGGCGATGCGGGCGAGATTTTCGACCTTCGGGTGGCGTGTGCCTGTTTCCCATTTAGCTATTTGAGACTGTGGGACGTCCAGATGGGCGGCGAGTTCCTCCTGTGTCATGCCCGCCTCGATACGGGCGGCGGAGATGGGGCTGGAGTTTGTGCGCCGGGGGGCTTGGCGGTTGTCGGTCATAGTCTCACACCTCCCCGTTGTATTCGCCCCAACGGCGGGCCTTCTGGTAGGCGGCGCGGCGTGTGGCGGACGCACTGGCTACATATTTGATGCCTTCATCGGTCCATCGGGCGAACCAGCGCCCGCCGTCCTTCGGGCAATCGGACCCGATGGAATACACCTGGCCGTTCTCAGTGTCCCCCTCAAAGGCGTACCAGTTTCCTTCTATTTCCTTGATGTAAGTCTTAAAAATCTTCATGATCTCTTCCTCCTTTTGCTCTCCCTTTGATGATCTTATTATATACCCTTTTGTGTATAATGTCAATAGATAATTCAAATCTTAACATACAAAAGGGCACAAAAAAGAGGGGCCACAAAGGCCCCTTGAATCAATCGCCCAGTTCGGGCAGTCCCGCCACGCTGGTGAGCAGGGAGAGCACGGCAGCCGTTGCCGCCACGGAGAGCACCCCGACCCAGTCCACGTCCAGGATGCCGACCAGCTCCCCGCCGATCATGCCGGTGGCGGTCTGCGCGAAAGTCTTAATCGCCCGGATTCCCGCCGCACGAAGCCAGGCCCAAAAATCATTCTTCATTTTGATTCTCCTTTCATGTCACGCACTTCGTGCTGGAGTTCGGACACGGCTCCCTCCAGCTTGTATGTGCGTTCTATCAGATTGTTGTGTTTCTCCACTTTGCGGGTCAGCTCGTCGATTTTCGCATCAGTTTTTACTTGATGCTTGTCGAGCTGAGAGAGCTGATCCTGGGCGTTGCGCCGCCCGATCAAAAACTGACCCAGCACCCCACAGGCCCCCGTAATGAGGGCTACGATCACAGCCTCGCTCATGCCGTCACCACCTTCGAGTATTTGCCGGACACCCAGCCGTTGCGGTTTTTGTAGTCCACCAGGTGCCAGCCGTTTATACTCTGGCCGCCATAGGCCAGTTGGGTGCCTGCGGTGACGGCGCCCAGCTTGATGGCCTTGGTGTTCGGCGCGGTCCGCACCCAGCAGGAGCCGCCCTGGATCAGTACGATCTTCCGCCCGGTGGTGGGCTTCTCCGGCTCTGCCGGGGCGGAGTATTTGCCGTAAGAGATACACGTCTCCGTGTGGCCCTTGACGGCAGTAACCAATATATCCCCGGGGCGGAGATAGTCAGGGGAGCGGGTGTACTTTGCCCCGGTCAGTTCTTCAAACTGCCCTGTGGCCATGAGGGCCGCCGCCTCGGTGCTGGTGTCAAAATTGCGGACGTCGATCCCAGCGTAGGCACAGCAAAGACGTACCAGCGCGCTACAATCTGTCTCGCACGGAGTATCGACCTTTGATGGATCAAATCCAACCTTCTGCGCGACATTGTATGCCGTGTTCCGCTGCCACTGGTCATAGCCAATATTGGGGTTGCCACAGGCGGCCTTGGCGGCCTTGGCGATGATCAGACCCTTTTCAGGGTCTTTTGGCCTGAACACTCGCCAGTCCTTACTGTGGACGTAATAGGGCCGGACAGACAGCTCATTCCCCGTCTGGTCGCCAGCTACGCCGCCATGGGCCCGGCCTTTTTCGTCTCCGTGGGCCGACGCCAAATAGACAGCCATTTACTCCACCTCCGGCTCCGGCACGGCATTCACCGGGGTGAACTCCCCGTTGTAATACGTCCCCAGAATATTGCCCTGCGCATCCACAACGTGCCATCCGTCAATTTTACCGGGTCTAAGGGCTGTCTCCGTCCTGCCGCCATCGTAGCGGAGCAAATCGTAAGTGCCGTCGTTGTCATAGTCATACTTGACCACTTCGCCTTTCTTCGTGACGTAGCCGGGAACCCAGACAGGGAAGTCAGGAGTTGCAGGATGCTCAAGGGCATAGATTCTGTCCTCAAGGTCTTTCAGCTTAGCCGTGACATCAATCTGCATACTGTCCCGTGCGTTTTCAGCGGCGAGTGCAAGCAGTTCGGACATCTCCGCTTCGGTCAGCTTGCCCAGCACATACATTTTCTGTATGCGTTCCTCCATCTCTCCCAAGATGTAATTCCCAGTCCGTATCACGGATTCGATAAAGTCCCTCATGTCTGTTTCTCCTTTCAATACTCACTCATCGTTTGCCCTAAGCAACGCCGCAAGCCACAGCCCGATAATCATTCCACAGACATATCCTGCAATAAATCCTATCCACATATTGCACCTCACGAATTCAACGCCGCGGCAATCGCCTGAGTGATTTTGTTGTCGATATAGAGTTTTGTGTCTGCTCTGTACTCCACATCGACCGGGCCAACGTCCGCCCAGATGTTGTTCGTGCCAAGGAGCGTGCGGATTTCCTGCGGGGTGAGGGTGTATGTGATAGGGGTGGAAAGGGGATAGCAAATCATTATCTTATCATCTGCGGCGTCAGCTTTTATCTGTTCAATTGTGAGCGCTTCCGACTTTATGCCAAAGTTATTGCTCGTTGCATCTACCCATCTTGCCGTGGTGTTTGGCGACAAGGAACTAACATTCATATAGCTGCAAATCAACCCCGAAAACGATTCTGTTGTTTTCCTTCTGTTCGAGCAATCTTCGTAGCAAATAAAATTAACGGTATTGCTTGGTATGGTTGCCCACTTTGTAGGGTCGTTCAATAACTTTGAAACCCTATCCACCGTCAGCACGCCGCCCGTCACATCCAGCGTCCCGCCGTAGACGGTACCAGCTTCGGAGGGGAATTCGATATCGTAGGTTTCGCCGGAATAAGCATGGTACTGCGTGTCAGTTGCAGGGTAGTTGATGCTGATGTTATTAAGATAAGTATTCCCATAAATGGTTGATACAAAGAATGTCATTTGACGGGCATTGTTTGGCGTTGTAAGAACAACCCCTTCACTCTGTACCTGATCATATGATAAAAACGTCCCAATAGCATCATAGTACAATGCAATTGCAAATCCTGCTGTAACCTGACCATTTTCCCGTGGAATACGCACATAATAGGATGTATTTGGCTTTACAATAATTGGATTTTTTGTTCTGATCTGTTGATTATTTGTTGTAGATGCTCCGGTTGTTATATTGTATGCTCCTTTTTCCCACTCTTCATCCCACACATTCACGCCCGTCCTCGTTACCTTCGCCCCCGTCCAGCCGGTGATAGGACGCACGTTATCAGGAGAAGGATCACCGCTCCCAGACTGCACAGGCTCCACGTTGACGGTCAGCGCCTGGACGGGCATGTTATCCGCGCCATCGGTAAAGCTGGCGATATTGCCCGATGCGCTGTTGATGATGATGGGAGCGAGGTTGGATATGTCAGCGTCTTCGCCCTTCTGTCCCTCCGGAATACCGAGGTTAAGCACAGGATTTTCGGGCGTACCTGTCATGCTTGCGGTAGCGTCAGAGCCAGCGGGCAAAGTAGACACCGTGCCGATGGATATGTCAGGAGTTGCACCTACGGGGCCAGTATCACCAACAGGCCCTTGCGGCCCGGTAGGCCCAGTAGCACCTGTGTCACCCTTTGGGCCTTGTGGGCCAGTCGCACCTGTTGGGCCTACGGGGCCAGCGGGGCCTTGACTGCCCGTGTCGCCTCGCTGTCCCTCCGGGATGCCAAACGCCAGCGTGACCGCACCCGTCTCCGGGTCTACGGTCTTTTCTACCGTTGCGGCAGAACCGGGAGTGAGGGTGGTGGAGGTGACGGTCATGTTCTGGACGGCTTCGGAGGCAGATTCGGCAGTCTGTGCCGCATCCGTGGCGGTTTGGGCCGCCGCTTCGGCCTGAGCCTTGAGCGCAGTGAACACAGCCTCCCAGGTGTCCCAGCCCTCGGGCGGGTCGCCCTGGCCGTCCAGCGAGGCGATCACCTGGGTCGGGAAGCGGACGGACTTGGCCACCACGTCGCCCAGCGTGTAGGTGATCTCACATTCGCCGTAGCCGTTGGCGGACAGATCAGTGGACGAGACCGTCCAGCGCACGGTGCCATCCCGCACCTCCACCGCCGCAACGGGGTAGGAGGAGACGGAGCCGGGCAGGCGATTAAAGATTGTCACAGAGGCCCCGGCGGGGCCGTCGAAGGGGAACACTACGACGGTGTAGTCGTTTTCCCCGGTGCGGCCCAGAATGATGGGGCCGCCGCACGTTGCCAAAACGTCCATTACGTCCTACCCTCCTTGATAAACTGCATCCCCAGGCCCGTGCCAAAGGGCCGCCCGTCATTGACCACCACCAGGCGGTTGTAACCCTCATAGACCAGCGTGCCCAGGGCGTACTCATAGGTGACCTTGGCCATCTTGAGCGGGTCGCAAAAGACCGGCACCAGCTCCGGGATGCTCTCATGCGTCCGGAGATCCAAGAAAAGCTGTCCGGCAGCCTCGCCGGCCCAGTTGGCCTCGTACTCCGTGCCGTCTGCCAGGGTGATCTTGTCAGCCATTGGTCTGTCCCTCCCTTGCCTTATCCTCCTCCACCAGCATCCGGCGGAGGTCCCGGAGGTCATATGCCTCCTGTGCGATCACAACGCACCGATCGACGCCCCGGGCGTCGGCGATGACGCCCAGGGTGCCGATGATCTTATCAAGCAGCTGGTATTTGTCCATAGGTACCTCCTATCAAGTGGACTGGGCCAGGACTACGAGAGATTTATCCGTGCCCGTCGAGGTGTCGTGGTAGTTGATCGTCCGGGCGGCGTACACGTGGCCCTGGTACGAAAAAGTATTGGCCAGATAAAAAACAGCCGCGCGAAGGGTTATAGCCTGGCCGCTCTTGGTCACGACGGAGTTAAAATCCGCCTGCAGGGCGTTAAATGCTGTGGCGGTGACGTACCCGTCCACAAGCAGGTTGCCGCCGGAGATGGAGACGTTGCCCGCCTCCACGGCCAGCTGGGTGGCCACGTCGCCTTTTTCCACGCGCAGGGCGATCTGCGTGGCATTGGCGGTGATCAGGCTCCGCAGGGTCTCACCCTCCGCCAGCCCCTCGATGCCGGTCTTGGACGTCAACAGACTGATGCCGTCTTTGTTGGTGTCAATCTCCGTGTAGGTGCTCTCAAAGCCCTGGAAAAGGCTGTGGATTTTGACCCCCGCCCGGGCGTCCACCTCGATGCCAGACTGCCACATCTGGAGGATGCCGGTGCCGTCGGTGGCCTCCGCCGTGTCGGACAGGATCATAGCCCAGTGTTTGAGCTGGTCGGCGCTGGCCCGGCCGGAGCCACCTCCGCCGCCTGCACCGCCGCCCACGGCCTTGGTGACGGCACGCATCTGGGAGATCGTCTCCGTAAAGCTGGGCAGCCGGTTGGCCAGCTGCACCTCCACCCGCTCGGGCTGTCCCAACACGTCGGGGTAGGTGATCTGCTCCACCCTCGTGGTGGTGCGCTCCAGGTCACCCAGGGCGACGCGCACGCGCTGGCCCCGGGAGAGGGCGTCCCAGTCCATGCCGGTCAGCGCCTTGAGCTCGTAGCCGTCCACGGTGATTTGCACCGCCGGGGCGGCCCGCTGATCGAGAAAAGTCTGGGCCCATGCGTCGGGGTCGGGGACGTAGGCCGTGTTCACGTCGGCGGTCTTGGCAATGACACCATAGAGTGCCTGGCTGGCCTCGTTGTCGTAGACCTTATACCGCACCGACGTGGAGGACTGCCTGCCGCTCTCCGTCGTGGTAGTAACGGACAGATACAGCTTGTTGCACATGTCCGCATCGGAGCGGGTGACCGTGGCGCTGTCCACATTGCGGGTCAGGCGGAGGTCGCCCGTCACCTGCGCGGGGAGCGCCAGGAAATTCAGTGTCCAGGGCCACGTCGAAAAATCATAATCAAAATAATAGTCCTCCCGATCCTGCGCCACCTCGTTGATCAGGTCGGACAGGCGGGAGAAGAATATACCCTCCCGCGTCCGGTCGGAGGTGTCGGCGCAGGTGCCCAGCTGCCAGTGCACAGTGGTCTGCTTGGCCAGCACCGCCGCCAGATAGTCAGCCATGGATCCGGAGTAGTCCACCGGGGCCACGTTGCCCTGCTGGTCGGCGGTCACCGGCCAGACGTCGTCGGCCAGCGTGTCAATGGCGTGGCGGAGGGTGGCCCGCACCTGCCCGGAGCTGTCCCGGGTGAGGTCGGTGACCCGGTACAGCCCCGCGTCGGCGGTGGCGGTGTAGATGTGCACCAGGTCGTGCATGGCCAGCGACGGATCTCTGTCGGTCAGCTCAATCTGTGCCGTGCACGTGTCCCGGAGCGGCAGGTCAAGGGACAGCCGGGCCGGGTAGAGGATGCCCACGGGCTGTCTGTTGGCGTCCAGCAGGCGAGGCGGTTTAACCGTCATAGGTACCACCCCCGCCAGCTGGACGAGACCATGGCGGCCGCGCCGGTCTCGATGTGCAGGGTGCCGCCGGAGGCCGGCAGCAGAAGGAGCCCGTCACTGCTCTCCGTCACCAGCGCCCACGGGTTGATGGCGTCTCCGTTGGCGTCCGTGCCGGTCATGGCGGTCATGACGGGATAGCCGTACTCCGGATCAAACTGATAGGACAGGGAGCCAAAACTCCCCACCACAGCGAGAGAGGACGGCGACAGGGCCATGCGATCGTAGACGGCCAGAGCGCCCAGGGTCTCTGGCGTGATGGCCTGATCCGTGGCAGGCCGCCAGCACAGCCGCACCAGCCTGTCATCTTTGAGGGCAAAATGGGACGAGCCGGTCCGGACCCAGTCCGTCGAGCTCTCCGCCTCGATGTAGTTTTTGGACGTGTCGTAGACGCACACCCAGCACCACAGCTCCGGGGACGTCGGGGCGGCCGTGTGGTAGTTGAGATCATACACCCCGCCGGAGAGCGCCTGGAACTCGGTGCGGATCCGGTTGGCGCTGTCTGTCTCCTCGCCCCAGTTGTTGAGGTTGCCCTGCTCCACGGCAGCCGTCCACAGGTTGGGCCGGGTGATGGTGTTGTCGGGGTCGATCTGTGCCAGGAGCCAGGGCACGGAGCCAGAGCGGGCCTGGGCGCTGAACGTCACCGGAGCGGGCGTGCTTCCCCGGGCGGCGAAGGTGGCGTCGTAGCTGGTGGATCCGATGGTGTCGGGACCATATTCCGCCACGCTGTCCCGCCAGTAGGGCACGCCCAGGGTCTCAAATGTGAGGCGGTAAGTCTGGGTAGTGGCCCAGGCGTCACCCGCCGCCACGGGGCCAGAGGCCCGGACGAAGATCTCCTTGGGGTCATCCGGCGCTCCCGGCTGGGGGTTGACCCGGGGAGCGGTCTGGGTGGTGGAGGTCAGCCAGCCGTAGCCAGCCGACCAGGCGTTGATCTTGTCAAGCACCTGGTTACGGGCGGCCATGTCAAAACGCCCGCGCAGGTTGAACTCCAGCGCCAGGCTTTTCCGGATCCGCCGGGCCGCCAGTACGAAACGCCCGTCAACCCCGGCCCGCTGGCCGTACTGCACATCCATCTCTGGGGCGTCCTCGATGAGCCTCACCGACATGATGGACGGATCGAGGCCCCGGAACGAGACGCCGTTAAGGGTCACGTCCTCCGGAGCCTTGCGGGTCAGCTCCTCGTCATAAATGCTTGCCATGTTATCACCTCCGGCTCTGCAGGTCCGCCGCGAACGTGTCAGACACGATGGGCACCACGGCCCGGGCGACGGTCTGCTTGTCCATCACCAGCACCACGTTAGCCGTGCCGCCGTTGTTGGCACCGCCCCGGCCCCGTCCAGACGTGCGCCCATAGACGGGAGAGACCGCCGGGGCGTGGATCGTGGAGGAGATGATGGAGCCGTAGTCGATTCCGGCGGCACTGATGCCACCCAGGATACCCGCCACCTGGCTGGCCAGCCGGTTGGCGGCGTCGACCACGGTCTGGGCCTGGGCGTCGATGCCCGCCGCGATGTTGGTGTCGATCTGTTTACCGGCATTGGACAGCGCCGTGCCGCTCTCGGATTCCGGGGCCACGCCGCTGGCGATGCCGTTGGCCATGCCGGTGACCACGTCCCGGCCCAGATACTCCCAGTCCTGCCCCAGCAGGCTGTCGCTGTTGATGATCTTTTCAATCTCGTCGGCGTCGAGGCCGTCGGACAGGTCCACCATGTCCTTGACGCGGTCCCAAAAGCCGATATTCGGCAGGGCGGAAAGGATTTCGTTGGCATTTTGCGCGAAATCCTGCTTGATCTGCCCCACGTCGATGCCCCAAAACTCGTCGTGCATCGAGGCGTTGAACGTGTCCATGATCTCCTGCATCCGCTGGATGCTGGCGTCGGCGCTGGCGGCCATGAGCTCGGGCATTTGCGCCTGCAAAGCGTTGAACTCGCCCCAATCCCTGTTGACCGCGCCCTTGTCCAGGGTCACAGCCGTGGCCCCGGTCACAGCCGCCAGGGTCAGCCAGGGAGCAGCAGCGGTGGCCGCGGGGGCCAGCTTGGACGCGGCGCCGGCGAGTTTAGCCCCCAGGCCCAGTCCGGCCTTGCTTGCACCTCCACCGGCGGCGGAGGCAATGCTCGAAGCGCCCTTGGCCACGTGGAGCCACTGGATGGATTTGATCAGCTGCATAAACTGCAGCACAGGCTTGGAGATTTTAAGCAGGGCAAACGCGCTACCCATGACTTCCAGCGCCGTGACCACCAGGTCTTTGTTATCCGTGATCCAGTTGAGGGCGTCGGTCAAGCCGCGCACCACGGAGGTGGCGACGTCGAAGGCCTTTTGAAAGTCGATATTGGTCAGACCGGCCACCAGGTCTTTGATGGCGCTGCCTAGGCCCTCGAGAGACTGCTTGCCCTCGGGGGTCTCGAGAAACTCGTTAAACGATTCTGCCGCCCCGCCGATCAGGTCGGCCACCTCCGTAAAGGCAGGGGCAAGGTTGGCGGCCAGGGTCAGCTTGGTTTTCTGCAGGCGGGCGTCCATTTTCACCTGCGCGTCGTCCAGGGCGGTGAGTTTGTCCACGTTTTCCTGGGAGACGGCGGCGTAGGTCTTACCTTCCTCGGTCAGGGCCTCCCACTGGGTGCGCCCAGCGTTGAGCAGGGGGATCAATTCGCGGTAGCTTTTGCCAAAGAGCTGCTGGGCCAGGTTGTCCCGCTCGGTCTCGGTGATGGCGTCGCCGTGGGCGTCGGTGCTCTTGCCCAGGGCCTCGATGGTATCCCAAAACACGTCGTTGGTGTCGCGGAGATCCCCGTTGGTCTCCCGGGTCACCACGCCCAGGCGGTTAAATGTGACCTGTGCGTCCTCACTGGTGGACGTCATGGAGCCCATGAGCTTGTCCTGGGCCTTGACGATGGTCGACACGTCGGTGTCGATCAGCTCCGCCGCATACGTCCAGCCCTGGTAGGTGGTCGGGTCAAGCTCGGCTTTTGCCGCCTCGGTGGACACGGTATCGGCCCAGTCGGCAGCGCTCCGCATGGCGCTGTTGATGGACGTCACCAGGCTGGACACCTTGCCCAGGGCCGTCTCAATCACCGATGTAACGCCCGTAATGCTCGATATGGTGTTCTGCCAGTTTATGCCAGTGGCGGCCTCGCTGGTCTTATTTTTATACTCCTCCGCCTTCTGGGCGGCGGACATGAACGCGGTGCCGCTGTCGGTCAAGCCCTTCTCCGTGTTGGCCAGGGAGCCCTGGAGCTTGAGCAGCTCGGTTTTGGACTTCATGAGCTGCTCGTTCCAATGCTGCATTTTCGAGTTGGTCGGCTCCACTCCCATCTTGCGGAGCTTCTCGACAGCCTCCTCAGCGGCCTTGACGGCCTTCTCCTGCTCGGCGATCTTTTTCCGCAGTATCTCGGCCCGGTCAGCCATGTACTGCTCTTTGTCACCGGTCAGGTTAAACTGGGCTTGTGCGAGTTTTTGCTCGGCGTCCAGGCCCTTGATGGCCTTGGTGGCGTTTTTTATGGCCGTGCTATACTGGGCCTCGCCCTCCAGTACCAGCTTAGTTTTTATCTCGGGCATTGGATCACCTCTCGCGTTTTATAAAGTGTTCATCGTCGTCATAGCGGCGGCGAAGCAGGTAAAGGTCGATTATCATGCCGGGAGTGAGGCGGCGTATCTCAGCCAGCCTCAGCCCGGCGATGAGGCCAAAAGATGTCAGGTGTCGGAGGGTGACGGGGGAGGATTTTTTTTTAGCTCTTCCAGCACGACGTCCACCGGCCCGTTTTCTTCTCCGACGGTCTCGACGGTGCAGCCCTCTGTGATGGCCGCGATCACGGCCAGCGTGAGGCCCTGCTGATGCGAGGGGCGGATGCGGCGGGAGAGCCAGGCGGCGGTCACGTCGCTGGCGTCCCTGCCCTGCATCTCCTCTCCGGCATGAGCCAGCGCCGCCACGATGGCCACGAGGCGGTGCCGGTCGGTGAGCTGCTTGATCAGCTCCGTCTGGATGGTCTGGACGTCGATTTTTGTATCGAGCGTTTTCTCCAGCTCATCCATGGCGGCGAAGTTAAACTCCAGGGCGAGCTCTCGCCCGCCCACGTTGATGCTTGTCATGTGTCTGCCTCCTTGACACGTGTCAATCAGGTGATACTGGCCTTGCCCTTGAGCCAGGCCAGAGCCGCCGCCGCCGCGCCGGCGCCGCTGAAGGTGCACCACTCATAGAAGTGGGGCTCTCCGGTGGCGTCGTCGTACACGCCCATGGCGCGGCCAGTCAGCACGGGGTTCTGCCACTCGATGGTCTCGCCCTTGGTGTTCATCGTGGCGCTCTCTTCGGCGAAGAGGCACTTATAGAACCAATAGCCCTTATAAGTGACCACGCCCGCCTCGCGCAAGACCTGCACGAAGCCAAATCCCACGTAGGGGCTGGCGTCGCCGCCCATCACGTAGGTGGAGGGCTGTCCGCTGGTCCCGGTCTTTTCGGTGGCGCCCAGCAGGTACACCCTGGTGGCGTCGTCAAAGCCGGTGGCGGTGGCCTCGAAGGTGATACCGGTGAGGCCGTTGTCGTTGTCGACCTCCACGTCGTCCCCGTAGTTGGGGTTGGAGGAGCGGTTGTAGGTGATATTGAGGCTCACAGCCTTACCGGCGATGATGCCCGCCGAATAGGTCAGAGCAGAGCCCGCCGTCTCGGTGGCGATCTTCGCCGCCGCGTAGTAACGGAGACCAATTCCGGCCATTTATCCTCATCCTTTCGTTTTCTTGATAAAGTCGTCCCATATCTCCCGCATGGCGGGCACGACGGTCTCCTCGGAGTACCGGTCCGCGTCGTCCACCCAGCGGGAGGGGTCCATTTTACTGGTGCCGTAGTGCAGCACAAAGGCCACCTCGGCGTTCCGGCGTCCTCGCCGGTTTTTGCCCTGGGGGTATATGTCCATTTCCAGCGCCGCACCGATGTGGGTTGGCTTGCGGGGGTAGCCGATGGAGTTGATCATGTCGCCGGTGGCGTACTGGCCGCCGCCCTTGAAATACTCGTGTTCCTCCGCCGACCTTTTCCAGGCTTGCTTGACCTTCTCGGCCCCGGCCATGATCATCTTCTCGGCCACGGGTCCGGAGGATTCGCCCAGCCTGGTCATCTCGTCCAGCACATCCTTCAGTCCGGAGGTGTCAAACCGTGCCATGGTCACACCCCCTGACAATCGAAAATGTGGTGGATGTACCGGGTATCGGGCTCGAAATCCACCGCATACGAAAAGGCCACCCGGTCGTCGGCTTCCAGCGCCGCGAACAGGGCGGAGGCGACGGCGTCGTTCTCCGCCTTGGTGAACCTGTCGATCTGGAAAGCGACGGCCCCGCCGTGCTCGTTGTCGCCCATGTCGGGCAGGGCCCTCACCTCAAACCAGACGGTGTAGGCGGGGCTGCCCTGGTAGGCGCTTTCGTAGTGCCCAGCGTTGGGGTCGACCCTGACCACCAGCGCCTTGATGTCGTCCAGCGTCATGGGCTCACCTCCCGCAGGGTCAGGTCAGTAATGAGCTCCGCCGAATCCTCATCCCAGCCGTGATAGGCCCGGGTCACCTCATACACAAGCGTGGAGCCGCCCACGGGGGACAGCTCCGCACGATCGTGATTATTGATAGCCCGGTTTTGGAGGATGCGCACCCGGGCGTCGGTCTGTACCTCTTCGCGCCACTCCGTGGGTCTGGCGGGTGCCGTCTCGAAGGACAGCTCCCCGTACCAGCCCTGATGGATCTGCACGTCGGAGTATACTGGCATGGCGCCGGGCCCGGCGGTGTTGGTCTTGTGGTACACCGTGCAAATGCCCTTATCCAGGATCATCGGCCCACCCCCTGCCGCACCCACCGCTCACGTCTCCGGAGACGGAGCCAGTCGGGCATGGAGCCGGGCTTGTCCCGGTTTTGGTACTCCCACACCGTGTAGTCCACCACCAGCATCAGGTCAGCCACGGAGGCGGTCAGCACGATGCCGGTGGCCTCGATAGCCTGCTCCGCCGCCATGATGCGGGCGGTCAGATACTCGTCCAGGGTGGTATCCGTAGAGAGGCGGTTGAGCCGGGCTTTGACCAGGCTCAACGCCTGAGTGTTGTCTACCGCGCACACAGCCGCCTCACCTCACGATCAGGCGGTCACGGTCACGGTGCACTGGGCAGTCAGACCGTTGCTGGTGGTCACGGTGATCACGCTGGTGCCAGCGGCCACGCCGGTCACCTTGCCGGTGTTGTCCACGGTGGCCTTGCCCGTGGTGCCGGAGACCCAGGTCAGGGTGGTGCTCACGCCGTACGGCATGATGGCGGGATTGAGCTGGAGGGTGCCGCCCGCAGCCACGGTAGCGGTGGCGGGCAGGATCACAGCCTTAGGCTCGTTCGCGCCGTCCTGGGCGAAGGTCACAGAGGTGGTGGGCGCGGTGCCATTGATGCCGATCAGGACAAAGGCCTCGGCGATCAGGGGCTGGCCGTCCCAGCGCACGGTGGCCTTAAAGGCGGTCTGGTCGGACAGGAAGAACACCTGATCGCTGGTGGCGTACTGCTCACCGGCGCGCTCCACCATGCGGTACAGCTCCATGTAGCCCATGATGATGTTGTAGTCGGGGATCAGACTATCGGGCAGAACCTCGATCACGCCGCCCACCACGGGCATGGTGCCGTTGACACCGGCCACGATGGCACCGGAGGCGTCAATGTTCATCGCCTGGGCCTGGATAAAGGAGTAGGTGGTCTCGTTCATGACCCAAACTTTCTCGCCCCGGGCATAGGCACCCTTGGCCTTGGCGGCGGCCAGCGCGATCTGCTGGAAAAGGCCCAGACCGGTGGCGGTGCTGGGGATGGTCACCACGTTGGTCTCGTGCAGGTCAACCCAGGCGCGAGCGGTGGCAGGATAGCCAGCGGGCTGGGCGGTCTGCGCCAGACGGGGCACAATGCCCAGGGGCATGTTGGTGCCGGTGCCGTACAGGATGGTCTTATCATCGGTGTAGCCGATGGACTGACCCAGGGTGGTGAGGATCTCGGCGGCCAGATCAAGGTCGCTGTCCTCCAGGTTGGCGTTACAGACCACAAAGTAGCCGCCCAGCTTCCAGCAGCCGAAAGCCGCGTCGTTAAAGCCCAGGGTCAGCTCGTTGAGGTTGCCGCAGCACTCCGTCCAGACGGCCTCGGGGATGCCGCCAGCGATCACCACGCGGCCCTCGCCACGGATGCGGGACACAGTCACGTGCCTGTACAGCTTGGAGTAGTTGAGGACGTTCTCCCGCAGGAGACCAAGCATGACCTCGGGGACGGTCAGGCCCACGTTGTTGATGGCCCTCTTGGACTGCATGGCCTCACGGACAGAGGCCAGGAAACCCTTCACCTCCTCACGGGCGGCGAAGGCGGACCGCTCTTCGGCGGTCATTTTGCCGTAGGCGCGGATATTGGCCACGGCATGTTCGGACCGGGTGCTCATTTTCTTATCATCCTTTCTTTCTTCGTCAGCGGGAGTGGGAGCAGGTTTCCGGGTCCCAGTTTCCTGGGCCTCTTCCAGGCCCCGGATTTCCTCGTCGATGCTGGCCACAGCCTGCTCGGCGGCAGCTACGGCGTCACGGTGAGCGGTGCGCTCCGCATCAAAAGTGGTCACCATCTCGTCAAGAGCCGCCCGCTGCTCGTCGTTTTCGACCTCGTCCACAGCGGCGGTCAGTTCGGCCTCGCGGCGCTCAAAATCGGCGTCCTTGGCCCGGAGCTCGGTCAGCTCCTTCTCTTTGAGTTCCTTCTGCTTGCGCAGGAGCAAAACCTTAAGAGCCATGCTTCAATACCCCTTTCATGTGTTCTTTCCAGGCGGTCAGGCTCCGGCGTTTGATCTCGTCCCGCTGCGCTTCACGGGCCGTAATGCTGGTGGCCTGGTAGGCCGGGAAGGTACAAGCGGACACCTCAAAAAGATCCACGTCTTTGATGGTCCAATGCACATCGCCAGTCGGAGAGACGTCGGTGTCCTCAGACCGGATGGCAAAACCAAAGGAGCACTGATCCACGTCGCCGCGCTTCACACGCTCGTACAAGTTCATGGCGTCGCCATCGTTCGGATTGATGGCAACGTCACCCCACAAGCCGATCTCGTCCTGCCGGAGCTTCAGCGTGCCCGCCTTTGTGCGCCCCAGCACCAGCGTGGTATCGTGATTGATCAGCGCCCGGACGTCAGGATT